TCAATTCAGCCATGCTGCCTCCTCCGCTTCGACCTGGCGCACACGCCGGGCCTCCACCTTCGCTGCCAGCGTTTCCGCACGCTCACAGAGGAAGTTCGCCATTCCCACGTCACCAACAAGAGCCGCGTCATACGCCCTGACCACAAGCTCGTTGGTGACCATCAGCATCGCGTTCTCCTCACACGGGAAGGCGACGCTGACGCGGATACTCTCGGCGTACCGAAGGAGCGCCGTCCGACGCTCCTGGGCCAACGCGCTGACCATCTCAGGGCTCACGTCGTCTCCTCACCAGAGGACAGGGCATCAAGGGCTTCTTTAGCGATCCGTGCGGGCTCATCGGTGTCTATGTAGTAGGTCTTGTGCATGCACCCTGGCGCCGCGATGCGCTTCAGCGCCTCTCGTGCCTGCTGTAGACGAGCCTCAGCCTGCTCTAAGCGGGCACTCGGAGTAACCTGCAGCTCCACTCCTTCGTCCAACAGGTTGGGAACGCTCACGCGATACGCGCCGTCTCGCCAGGTGATCGTGAACGCGTCTGACTCGCGCTCGGCTAGGGGCTCACGGGCACTCACCGTGCAGCCCTCCACGCCGATTCGCTCCACCAGCTATGAACCCGCACTCGGAGCTCCTCCACCTCTCGATGCTCCTCGGCAGTCAACGACTCCGGCCGCACAAGGGCACGCCGCGTGAGTGCCTGTAGCTCACGATGCCGCTCCGCAATCTCGCCCAGGCCGATCTTCTCCTTGGTCACCGTGCCGCCCTCCTACGCCCAGTCTCAGGGTCATACAGCCGGTCGGCGTGGCGGCCAACACCCTTGACCTCGCGGCGTAGCACCGGGGCAGGCGCGGCACCTGGCCGGCTGCCGACTAGCGCACGACGGCTGACGCGCGCAGGGGCCTTACCGCCGTCGTGGTCTTGGCTGCTGCCATGGCGCAAGCTCACACCACGCCTCCTGCTACCGGGGAACTACCGACGGTTCGTGTGGCAAACCCCCGATGCTCCAAGGCTCCTAGCTGCGCACTGTGAGGGAGAGATAAACGAAGCTGATCCCAACTATCAACCACATGTGCATGTCTGGAGGGGCTGCATGACACACCCAAGGAGCCGTCATGCCCCACCCCACCCTCCAAGAAATCGAACTCACCAACCTTGAGCTCCACACCACCATCGAAGCCGTCGATGACGCCCCCAACCTCCACCCCAACTCCCAGCTCAAACTCACCCGGGACACGACACCCGACTCCCCCTTGAGCATCGCCTGGGGCGAAGAGATCAACGACCGCGCGGTCATCCGAGAAGGCCGCATCCTCCGACACGACGAGTAGAGCACCCATCAGGCAGCCGCCGCTTTCGCATCGTCGGCCTCTACGACATCGGGCCAGAACTCATCGACTGAGCGCTTGAGCGCCAAGGCGATCGCTTCCTGGGTCCCCAAGTCCGGTACGAGGCCCCGGTTGACGATCCGGGAGACCTCCGACTGGTCCTTGCCAATCTCGCGCGCTAGCCATGACTGGCGGCGCCCCTCGGACTCCATGACCCGCTTCAACGGAGTAGGGTTCTGCGGCATGGGGAGAAGTTCTACAGGATATTTTCTCCCTTGTCAAGACCTCTTGGCAGAAGTTTTCTTTCAAGGCACGGATGCCCGACAACTACGAACCCTTTGCTCAGCACGTAGAGCGCCTTGCCCACGAGAGGGGGCGTGGCCTAACCAAGGTTCTTGAGGACGCGCATCGCGAAGATGTCCGTGGGACGAGCCCGGACCTCTTCAAGAGGGTGCGCAGGGGCGAGCTTCCCCTCCGACGCCCCCTGATTGAATCGATCGCGGTCGAGCTAAAGGTGTCTCCATGGACCTTCCCGGAGTGGCGCCTGCTGGCCGTGCGCGAGGCGATCGACCCTCAGCCAGGGCGCGTTGGAGATGCCCTTAGGAATCTCAAGGCCATTGAAAACGGTGCAACCGGCGAGGAGATAGCCGAGATGATCCGATCAGCTATAGCGCCCGCAGGCGCCCCACCCCCAGCTCCTGGAGGCGAGCTTGGCCGTCGCATCGCAAATCCTCGGACCAGCGACGAAAATCCTCAGCGCAAGCAGCCTCGTCGGGCGGGGGGTTCTCAGCCAGGTAACGGCGCATGAAGACCCCCATGTCGTACTCCGCTTGAGCGTCCCACCGCTCAGCCTCCCGAGACACATCATCGACCCCGTCTAAGACCCCCTGCGACACACTCGGCTCCTGCTCCGATGGGAACACCCGTTCGTATGGACCATATCCAGAATCGACTGGGGAAGTCAATGCGTCCGAATGCTCAATTTGTGCGAGCGCTGCCGCCACGACTCGTTTCCGCTCGAACTTGGCCCGATCCTCGGCCGCCAGGCCGGGGGCCTCGCGCTCATACAACAGACGGTCCGCTAGATAGTCGGCCTGTGCTGTCGCGCTCACCCGTGCCTCCCCTTCTCGTGGAACCCCTCTTGCCGGGATGAGTCTGCCAGACTGGGCAACCAATGCAACCCGTGTTCCTGACTCCAGAATCAGTCTGAAGCCGGGCTGCTCGAACGATCAAGTCACTCGGATGGGCGATTGTGTAGGGTACCTGTACAAGCGGACTGAGGGATCTCTATGTTTGCAGCTTGCAGTAAAATCCTGTGTGCCAGCCTTTCAATATGCGCGACAATACTTGTTGTCGGAGGCAGCGCGTTCGGAGCGGAAGGCACGGTGATAGCACCTACGGCGAACGCCACATGGACGCTCGGCCATGTTGAAAATCTATCGGTCACCATGCAGGCATGTGGCGAAGACGGCGTCCCGACATGTTCATGGGCCGGCATAGCCGGAGTAATGGCGGCTGCTCTTGGTAATTGTCCCCACGACTGGGATACTCCGGGGGTCGAGGTGATTTGGGCTTCAGTAGAACAGACCCAAAATGGGACCACCGAAAGCGGCCCTCGCTCGTTCTCGCTCAATGGAGCGGCTGGGCAGAGACTCTGTCTCTACCTTGAACGAAGGTTCCCTCCGACTGTAGCGACGGCAACAGTCCTGCTCTATCAGCCGCTTTTGGAACTCATGCAGCCCCCTGCACCGCTGGCCACCCCAAGCACCCCCCAGGCCGCTCCGCCGCCGCCGTTGGCTCAGCCTAACCCCCCGCCAGCTACAGCACTACGCCCAGCGGCAATCCCAAAAAAGAAGAAGCCTGTCAAATGTCGCGTCGCCAGGCACGGTAAGAAGCACAGGCGAATATGCACAAAGAAGAAGCCTCGATGATGCTCGGGCCACATGCTGCTTAGTGCGAGCACCATGTAGGACGCCGCCTCAAGTCCGGGGTCGTTTCGCCAGTGCTTCCCGTCGTGCCGTGTCCTGGCTGGCCTGCAACCACCCCGGGGGATACCACCCGTGCCCCTGGTGCGTGAGGCGTCCTTCGTGTTCCAGGCGGGGCAGGAGGACGTAGAGGTCGTTGTGCTTGACCCTGTCGCCCATTTGCCGGGCGATGGCGGGGATGGCGATCCCTGGGTGCCCTTGGACGATCTCCTCTAGCTTGGCGTCGAGGGTCTCGCGTGGCGTGAGCTTCCGTTGCCGCCGGCGTTTGGTGCGCTTCTTCGGCTGCCCGAGCGCCTGGAGCGCGTCTTCTAGCAGCTCGCACTCTTCTCGGAGGCTGGAGAGCCTGGCGTCGATGTCGGCGCTTATCTCGGTGAGGAGATCAGCGATACGTCAAATTGAAACAGAGACGCCTGTGGATATCAAGCTGCTTCCTCGCGCTCCAGCTCCGCGACGAACTCACCAAGGCTCATGTCGAGCGCCTCCGCGATCTGCTTGACGGTCACCAGCAACGGACTATTCAACCCACGCTCAATCCGCGATATCGCATTGGTGCTAAGCCCAGCGGCGAACGCGACTTCTTCCTGTGCCATGCCGCGCTCTTCTCGCAGCCGCCTCAACGCCTCTCCGAGTGCCCTGTCGGGATGCCCGCTCACAACATAAACATCCCGCATATCTAGACGCCAAGTCCAGAATGAGCACGTCTAGACGAGGAGTGTGTATTCTCAATAGTCGCCCGGGAAAGACATCGCCCTGGCACCACGGCCGGTGCCGGCACTCATCCCCCATGACCCGGCACCGGCCTCAACCACCCTTCACCTGGGGGGATCGTCACAAACGGTCCGGCGTCAGCCCAGCCCCTCCACCGGGCTGGCGCCGGCCCCTGTAAGATCGACGGATGACGATGTTCCGCGTCGCGGTGAGCCTCAACAAGCTGGAGCGCATGCCCGAACCGCACGAGGCGATACCCGAGGTCTGGTTCTACGAGGTCGAGGCCGCTGGCCGCGAGTCCGCCGAAATGGAGGCGGTGCGAATGTGGCGCGAGGCGACCGGAATACACGGCGATACGCCGCGGTACCTGTACATGGAAGCCCTCGCCCCACAGCCCCCTAGAACGAGCTAGAGCCCCCAGCCGTGAAGGCTGAGGGCTCCTAGGGATGCAGAGAATCTTCGACAGGCTGCGTGGCGGCAGGGACTGGGCCGCGAGCGCAGAGCTCTTCGTGGCTGAGCGCCGAAAGATGGCGCACGAGCTGCTCGGCCGTCCAGTCCGCTAGCACCTCATCGATGCGACCTCGCGGAAGTCGCCAGCGGTCCGCGAGATCATTCATCGCCGCGCGACTCGGGACTTTCCGATGCGTGTCAACTTGGACCGTTGCAGCGTGACGCTTGCCGTCGGAGCAGACGACTACGACGCGGAACATCGCGCCATGCCGCACCTTCCGAGATGGCTCGCCCGCTAGGCGACGGACAGCCGCGAAGAGCTGCTTGCTTGAGTCCCGCGGCGTCGCCAATGACCTGATCTTTGAGTTCTGAGTCGAGGAAGACGCGGCCTGCGCGCCTCCTGTTCGAGTTCCTGAATGAGCGGCACTAGCCGCGTCGAGATAACCGAGAACGCTGCCAGCTCATCATCGGTTGCGTCCCCCGAGGACGCTAGCGCGGCGAGCATGGCCGCATAATCAAATGTGCGGCGCACAAAGAGGTCCAGCGCCCCCTTGAAGTCCTCGTCCTCGACCAGCAAGTCGAACTCCGTACTACGGATGATGTAAACGCCGTCCTCGCGCCACGTCACCGCACTTGAGATATCCCTCTCGACGTTTCGGACTCTCAGGGTGACACAGCCCGACTCGGCGCCGCTCTCGCTGGTAGCGGTTGGCACGGCTGGGCGGTGCTCGGTCATGGCTTCCTCCGGCATCGGCTGGTACCCATGCTATCTACTCGGCAGCTCGGACGCCATCCCTTAACCGCAAGAGGGCCCCCCAGCCGTAGCTGAGGGGCCCAATGAGCGGTTCTCTTGCGAAGTTGGACGAGCTACCGCAGCTCGACGGCCCGACCCCACGCTCCCGTGGGGAAGCCCGCAGGCGAGAAGCCGAGCGCCCGGTCACCGAGGCCGGTCACGTCGATCGCGCGACCCGTGGATGAGGCAGGACCCCAGTCGCAGTGCAGGAGCCGGGCATGGTGGCCGAGGATCGTGACCTCGAACCAGTGGCCCAAGGTCCGGTCGTCCCGGATGGCGATGCACGGCCGGCGCGTCGTGCCACGGTCCGCCGTGGTGCCTTCGCTGTCCCCGGTGAGGTACCCGAAGGTGCTGGTGCGGCCTTCAACCCGGTAGCCCGTGAAGCGAGAGCGGTGGCGCCTCCGATTTTGGCCCCTCAAGTGAGGTCGAGAAATCGGAAGCGTGTGGTGCGGATCACAGTACGAGGACAGCGATGCCCCCGGCTTGTGCTGCGCTTTGCAGTACAACAGACCTACACGGCTACCCCTGGGCGCGAGGGCCCGGGCGGGTGCAGCCAGGGCGAGCGCAACCAGTGCCGCCACGAAGATGAGGCGTATACGGGAGATTGCATTGAGCTCCTTTCTCGGGACGCCAGGGCGCTAAGGCCGAGGCCGTGCACACCCCGCATACCGCAGGTGTCATCCCGTCGTGCTGACGAGGTATGATCAGACGGTGAACATCGAGGCGATGGAGGCACGTATCCGCTCCATTTTTGCCGTGCCCACCCATCAGTTCTATGTGGGCGAGATCGATGTGCCTTGTGGGCCTGGCCGTTTCTGCGCTCGGATCGAATACGACGAGGGCGGCCCCGTACTCACGTCCCGTTATCGCCGCGAGGAGTTCGCCTTGGCGATGGAGGAGCGCGTCCCCGGAATGGACCTCAGCGTGGACGCCCGCGAGGCAGTGCTGCGACGCATGGCTTGCTATCGCTGAGCCTCCGGCGAGCTACAAGCGCGTGCCCCGTTCGGGTTCGAACAGGCTTTCTTCTTCACGGGTAGGTGCGCTGTTCGAGCACGTCCATGAGTGACGCGAACCGCGTGAACTGCTCTGCCAGCGGCCCGGCCTTGGGCACCCACTGCCGGTAACGGTAGAACGCCGATCCTCGTCTCTACCCCTTCCCAGGGCCACAACGGAAACACATAGGCGGCTCCATCACATACACCCTGGCCCCGCCCAGTGAGTCCGTCTTCACATACTTGTGGCCGATGAGGAGGCAGAGAACGTTCACGACGCCAGGAGCGCCCGCGCGGCTGCCTGGTAGGCGCTCCAGGCTGGGCGTCTTTCGCCTGTGTCTGAGATCAGACCCCAACCTGTGTGCCAGTCCTTGTGCCCGTACCAGAACACCGCCTCGACCAGCGAGTGGGTACGCATGTCGCCGAAGGCGCGTGTCACAGCAGCTGCCTGGTAGGCCGGTGTGACGGCCGGGATCTCCTGGCCTATCTCCGTCCACCACTGCGGCACATCACGCCCCGTGAGCTGCTTGAGGCGTTCAGCGACGCCTTCCCACATGCCGTAATGCCATTGTGTTTTGGAGCCGTCGTCGATCGTGTTGTTGCCGTACGGGTGCACGGCGACACCGTGTACGAGGCTGAAGATCCCAGGCACGGCAGCATTGGCGCCGCCGATCCAGTCCACGATGCTGCCGGCCTGCAAAGCGACGGGGACGACGATCTTCACTGGCGAGACCGCAGCGCTGACGGCCCTCCACATCTTCGCCCAATCACCGGGGCGATCCTCCGGAATCAGACCGTTGACGGCTGGCCGGCCGTAATGGGGCCACCAAGACTCATTGCCGATCTCAAGCGTCCCATCGTCAGCGAACTGTGCGATCTCTTTTGCTGCCTGCACCCATGCCGCCACGTTCGTCGGGTCCACGCTGTAGCTGTTGACCAACGGCAGCATCTTCAAGCCGTGCGCCGAGAGGAGTTCGTGGGCCCTCTTCGCTTCAGCGGCGGTCCAGCACTCCACACGCTCTGCCTGCACACCGAGCGTCACGGCGTCCTTGAGGAAATACGCGGGGTCGCCGTTGTAGCCGGAGAAGATCGGTGACGTGAGGCCTGCGATCTTCACGGCCGTGGGAGCCGGCGCTGGATACGTGATCGAGACCTCTTGCGCCCAGGGCCCATGTTCACCGGAGGGCAGGTTGGCGGTGAGCCCATAGTTGACTGTCTCGCCAGGCCTCACGGGTGGCGCGAAGCTTGTCCCCGCGACGTGCTGGTAGGTGGTGTTGCGGGTCGTCGAGGGGTGACGCACAACGGCGAACGTGTAGCTCGTCACACCCGGGAGGGCCGTCCAGGAGACCGTGTCGCCCTCCACGCTCAACACAGGGGCAGAAGGCACCGGGGGAGGCTGCGTCGCCTTCAACCGGGTGAGTATCCGCTGGTCCTGTTCATCGGTCCCCAACCCTGCGACGCTGATCAGGCGCGCCCAGTCGGCGACAGGCAACGTGACGGCTGGTTCGGTGGTGGTGCTCATGATGTCCCTCCCGTCTTGGCCATCTGCTGCAGGGCAATGGCATGCTCCTCGTCGAGCTCCGTCGAGAACTTGGTGATCTCGATCGGGTTGACGTAGAAGGCACAGGTGTTGTTCTGGGCTTTCCTGCCTGTGTCCGAGCCGTCTGGTGCGGTGATGGTTCCCTCTCCCGAGCCGCTCCAGTTGGTGCTGCCCTCCCACGCCAGCACGCCGTCGATCACACCGCCCTTGGTGTGGCTGATCTGGTGGGTGGCTGACTGGCCGATGGCGAAGCTCGCCCTGACCGCAGGGTCCCAACCGGCGAGGATCTTCTTCTCATGCACGCCACCGGACTGGCTCTTGTCGAGCGTCCCCTGGACGAACACGTGCTCGTTGTCGACTAGGCCAGTGATGATCGCGTTCAGCTCATCGTCGTCGTAGCCGAACATGTTCATCTTCAGCGACCGGGAGCAACGCGACAGCACATACTTCAGGGCGCCATGCACATCGTCTCGGCCGACATACAGCACCCGGAAATCCGGGCTGTCTTTCGGATCGAAGCTTCGCTCACGCGTGAACTGCGCCAGGTCGTCAAGAGTGAACACTTGGAGGGTTAGGGGTGAGGTGGGGCTCATGGTGTCACCTCCGGTTTTCCCATGCGAGGAGGACAACATCCAGACCCTGGAGCGCGCTCATCGCTCTGTCACCACATCGCACTCGCCTTCCTCATGCAAGAGCCGGTCGAGAGTATCCACTGGCAACCACACCACTTCGGGATACGCTTCGCCCCACGAGTTCAGCAACGGCACCGCGAGAGCGTTCGGGCGGCCGAGGGCGCGGCAGACTTCCTCCGCCGTGGTCGCCCACCGGAACTTGCTGATACCCAACTTCTCCTCCACGGGGCCGTCACCCACTTCGCGTTCGGCGACTTCCCCCTGCTGCCGGCGGAGGCCCTCACGCTCCAGGACTTCACACACGGTCCTGTTGGTGGTGCCCTCCCCGTCGGGGTAAGTCCCTTCGAGCTTCCGTGCCTCGTCATACAACCAGAACGCGTCGAAGGTCTCCCGGCGGAGGATCGTCAGCGCCCTTGAGTGGCCGAACCCCTCACACGCGCCCTCCTGGCCCTGGTTGTAGAACTTCCACCACGACCGCCGATCCGTCTTGACCGCACCCATCGGCGCGAGGCAAACACAGTGGCCACCCCGCACCGTACCGAGGTCACTCTTTACATCTGGTAGATGCCATGAGCCGTCGGAGAGTTGCACCGGGCTATCGAAGGAGGTGTACCAATGCACCCCGATTGAAACCGGGACGCATGTGGGGGCCTCGGCACCAAGGGCGCTTAGGGGCGAGTCTGATACATGATCGAAGTCGGGTGGTGTGATCCGTCCGAGATGGCCAGCCATGCCTCAGACCCTCGGGCTGACGGGCGCGTTGCTCCCGCCGCCGAGCTTCACCGAGATACCACTCGGCTTCCACACCAATAGGTGCGAGCCGAACGCCGCGACGATCGCCGTCAACACGAGCTGGAACGTGGCGCTATTGAACCCGAACACGCTCGTTTCGATGGCGGTGTAGAGCGCCGCGACTATCGCGGCAGCGACGGCGAGGACGATGGCCTTCGCGGGTTCTGAGATCCACGGGGCGGCATGGTTGATTACATATGTCACTAGCGGCACGAGTGCCCCGAGCAACACGACCCACACCTGAGAGACAGGTGCGAGCACCGTGCCGGCGGCGAGCGCCAACGCGGGGAGAAGGAGCAGGCATAGGATTGCCAGGAGGACTGTGTGTCCGAGGCGCTTGAGAAGCATAATCTCTCCTTTATCTAATGGATGCCCTGCGCGTGCAGGGCCTTGATCTGTCGGTTGACGCTGACACCATGCGCGAGCCAGATGCCGCACTTGGTGTGGTCCCTGCGCGGCCGTGCGTGGAGCGGCGGACGGCACTGGTGTCGAGCGAGCAGATGGCGGAGCGCAGTCCGATAGCCGTAGGCGCGATACAGCTCACGTCTGAGCTGCGAAGGAGTGGGTTTTGGCGGCGCCGGCCTGCGTTCGGGAGCGAGGAATAACCGCACCTCGGCTAGGCGACGCGTACGTAGCCCTTCGAGCACCTGGCCGCCCGCATGGTCGTACTGGAGCATCATGCTCGCGGCCGGGTAGAACTGGCGGTGCTGGAGGTCGTAGCGGAGGGTGCCCTGAAATATGCCTGCGCCCAGATTCCAGGCGAACGAGCAGAGCGCATCCCACTGGTGCCGATTCAATGCGACGCCGAGGCCACGGATCGCCCACTCGTACCGGGCCTCCACCAGATACCTGAGCCGAGTTTCACCAGTCGCGCGGCTGATGCAAGGCGAGCCCCGGGTGATGCCTTCCGTTTCCCCGAAACCCCGCGTCCACACATGACCGTACGGGTCCCAGTAAGGGCAAGACCCGAACCCCTCGAAGCCCGCGATCAGGCGCACACCCGCCGCGCTGATGTGCATGACTCGGCCGGTGCTTGGCGGGAGGGCGACCGGCGGCGCCTGCGGCCTCGCGCCGTCCGGTGTCCTCGCGGAGTCGGGCGGAAGGTATGTGACCACCGGAGTGGTCGTGACGGGATGCGATGGAGAAGAGGGGGCACCACACCCCGCCACGATTAGAAGGAGAGGGAGCAGCAACAGCAGGCGTCTCATGGCTTTACCCCCTGGGCGGCGAGCACCTGGTCGAGTTTCCCATCGATCACCTGCAAGCCCCCATTGGTCTTCACATCGAGAGCGTCTATCGCGGTATCGATCCCGAGCGCTATGTGCTTCGTCTGGGCATCCGTCGCCTTTTCAGCGACAGCCTGCCCACCCAGGATGATCGAGAGCAGGACGAGTTGCAGGAACGTCTGTGCGACCCAGGAGACGATGATGATGAGGTCCCCCGATTTGATCGCGGCGGGCAAACTCACCAGTGCAATCAGACAGAACGCGATGGCGCACGCCAGGGTCCCCACCCTGTGGGTGATGCTCGCCATGATCCGGTCCGCGGGCGTCTCGTGCTGGTCTGAGACCTTTGGGGCGTTGCGGTGAAAATGGCCTGGGACAGGCTGCGGCATGAGTGACCTCCGAGTTGTCTGCTACAAAGGGCGGGTGGTTGCGTATGCGACGACACCCGGGAAGGTGGAAGTAGCCCCCGGCGTGCTTCAGCGGCTCGACCGTTGCGCGGTTGGCGACCTGGCGGCTGCCCGGGCGGTCCAGGTGCAAAAGGTTGGCCTCCGCACCGAAGCGGAACTGCTCCTCGCCGACGCCGCACGACACGACTTGCCGATCGCCCAGGATCTCCGCGACCGGCTCGCCCTCTGGTGTGACGATCTCCCCGGCATTCGGGTCTTGGTGGACGAACTCCGCGCCGCCCTACTCCGGCCCGTGTAGGTCAGCAGTGCTTGGGGATCGTCGCCCGGTAGTCCTCAAGCGTCTTACCGTTGAGCACATGGTGGGCTTCGTAAAAATTGGCGATCTTGGGAGCGAACTCGCGGGTCCGTTCGCACTGATGCCTGGTCACGGTCTTGGTGCTCCCGAAAATCAACGCGAACGCGAGGACGACCAGGGCGAGCAGCAGAAGGTCACGGGCGAAATGGACAACAACAGCCCTCATGGCGACGGTGTGCGAGCGTTGATCGCCTTCACGTGCGCGAGCTGCGTCTCGCAACCCTCGTAGCTGCGCCGGAACTTCACTAGATCAGACGCCGGCGCACGGAGCACCAGCTCGTCGATCACAAGCTTCGTGAAATGGCAGCGCTGCGTGACGGTGGTGATGCGCGTGGAGGTGCTTTCCTTGTTCGAGCGCAGCAGCTGCTTCTGGGTCTTCACGAGCGCAGCCTGCGTGTCCTTGATCCGCTGCCCCTGCTGGTGCAAAGACCAGAAGCCCAACAGCAGCAGGACCACCACGACGAGCCTACGGAGGTTCTCCCAGCTCACCATGCTCACAACCCCCAAGGACCGAATTGGATAAGAGCGCCAGCAACAGCCACGACAGCAGCCACCGCGAGCTCAAGATCCGCCCGGTGCGCGACGAACCACCTCACGAGTCGTCCCCGCGCTTCCTGGCGGCCTGCACCGCGATCAACAGGGCAGCTGCCGTAAGGAGCAACCCATCCGGGTGACCACCGATCGCCGTATCCCCCAGGAAATACGCCACCGTCCCCCAACCCAGCATATGCGCCGCCTGGGGCCACGTTTGACGCCACCACTCGCGGTAGTCTCGTTTGCGGTTTCGTGTACGCATTCATGGGCTCACGGGAGGCTCAGGAGTTGCCATTGTTGGCGTGGGGCCGCGTGATCTCTTCGACGGTGAAGAGGAGAGGTTCAGCGTTTGAAGAGACCAAGTTGGCGACAGGTCCGCTGAAATGTCTTCCCATCGGCTGGAAAAGGTGGGACCCGATCGTGGGAGTAAACTTATATTCGATTACGAAGGGGAGCCAGATTTCACCCGCCCACAAGAACTGGGCGTGACCACTGGCCCCAGTCCCGTCGACAGCCACTCCATTATCCCAAAACCCAAGGAGCGCCGCGCCGCCCGAACTGTTGGTGACTATCGTGGCGTCTAGGGCGAGGCGTATGGGGAGGCCGCTGCACTCGACCCTAGTAGAAAGCCTCGACGGGTCAAGGGCTTCGGCAGTTTCAAATTCAGCAGAAGGAATAGCGACGGTGCCAGCCGTACGTTTGATGTACGAGAACGCACCGTTCGCCCACGGTCTACGATCACGCGTGAACACGATGGAGTACACCCCAGCCGTGTTCTTTACGACAATATCGCAGACCTTTACGATGTGTTCCGCTCCAGGGAACGCCGCTTCGGCTTCAGCCTGAGTGTTTTTTTCCAGTCCACGGATGACCCTAACGCTCGCAGCAGCATTCCAGGCCGTTGCTTCGAGCGCATACGAGATCGCCATATACTTGCCCGAGGCGGGCAATCCGCCTGTGAGGTTTTCCAGCTTGGCTGGGATGGTCTGAGACCTGACTAGGACCCCAGAGCCGAACTGGTCCGGGAGCCATGCCGCGCCACCCGTGGCAGCCGTCGAACCAAGCGCACCCGTGCCACTATTGATCGTCGGGGTAAACGACCAGTCGGTTGCGTTGAGCACACCTGCCCGCTTGGTGTCGGCATCCCATCCCGCGCGCGAGTCAAGATCTTCACCAAGAGCATGGATGCCTGTAGCGATGTCACGCCCGTTGCTTTCCCCCTTCAGGAGTCTCAATCGGAGGCGACTACTTAGATCATAAAAGGGGCTCGGCATCAGGTCACCTCGGCGAGAGTTAGGGTTTCAATGGGTCCTTCGATAGCGGTGATGATTCGCGTGAACTCATCGATCAACGGGCTTTCGTCCGTGTCGATGATGTGCATGACTAGCCCTGCGGGCTTCGTCGCGTTCACGTTCGCTTCCAGTGCAGCCGGGTTCCCTTCCGGGGTGAGCTGCTCTGGCCGGACGACAATGGTGAAGTGCCACGGGGCTTCTTCGCCGGAGGGCTTCTCTCGCTCCAGCATGTCGTATTGCGCCGTGATCGAGATGCTTTCCAGGTGGGTCGTGTTGAACGTTGAGGGCGTCGTGAAACTGGTGGTCACCTTGTAGTAAGTGATGACCCCAGCGACTTCGCGCGAGAGGATCTGCCCTGCGGTGACCGGCGTGAGTGGCTTCCAGGGGTTGCTGATGCTCCGTTGGATCGCGGATTCCGCGCTTGCTCGCGTGCCGCGATTCAGTCCGCTCTCCGCTTTCACGAGGGCGCGAGCTTCCGTTTCGCTCGCCCCTGTGGGGATTCGCACACCGACGAACTGGCCGAGGTAGCCAAGTGCCTCATAGGGGCATAGGTCGGGATCAAATAGACGGCCGTACGGCGGGATGTATCCAGGCTCCCCATCGACCCCGACCTCTTCGGCGAGTTCAAGTACGGGATCGAACATGACACCGAGCGCGTCGCAGAAGCGGGCGAGGTCGTCGGTCTGCCACGGTTCGAGACGATCGAAGAGGCGCTGGCCGAACTGGCTTGAGATGGCGTAGGCCACCGTCTAGACCGCTGTGACGAGGATCGTTGATGGTTCGCTTTCCGGCAACGGTGCTGGCCCAGTCATAGTGACATCCACCGTGCCAGCGGGTGATGGTGCGGTGCCCAGCTTGAGCTGGCCGGTGGGCACATAGTCCACACCGGGCACGGACTCCACGAGACCTACCAGCTTGTTGAACCTGACGATGTTGAACCCGGCAGTGCTATTCAGCCACGAGTTCACACCCGTCGTCTGCGCCGAAGGGTTTCCCCACGACTGTGGGTTCAAGTAGGCAAGAATAGCGGCTTGCGCATTTGCCGCCACGGCTTCCTTCGCGTATTCGGGAAGGCAGTGAATCTCGACCGTCACATACAGTTTTGTGTAGCTCGCTGATTCAACGAAGACCAGGAAGTTCCATGGCAGGAAGCCCTCAAGCCAGGTCTTGATCGCGGTACGCGCTTCGCTGGTGAGCGCGTGACCCTCAGGGTCCGTTACGAATACGGTGGTGCATCGTTCTACGTTTTCTTCATGCGTTTCGGCGTTATACAGGTCGATCGCGGTGGTACGGCCAACCACGACACCCGAGGGCAGGATGCTGCTTGGTGCGTTAAATGCCATGGGCGCGAAGTCGTCCGCGTTGACCGGTCGCGCGGCCTGGAGTGCCAGACCACCCGTGAGCCTGTTCTCGTATTCGCTGTCTTCTTCCTGGTTCGCGCCCCCGGAGGATTCACCGACGATGGTGGCTTCTCGTACCCAGTCGATGCTGTTGGTGAGCGAAAGAACACCCGAGAGGCCGTTGTATTCTGTGCCGCGTTCGGAGGCGACGACGTTCAACGTGACGGTGGAGTGGCCGGCCGTGACCACCGTGTCTTCCTGCACGTAAAACGCGAAGCCCCCGGCTTCGACGGTCGTGCCCGCTGGGATCGTGTGCCCAGCGGTATCCGTGAGCGTCCACAATGTGGAGACTGTCGCGGCCGCGCCTTCGTTGTAAGGAACCTTGACGAGCTTCGTTCCGTAGGCCCTGAAGATAGCCGGGGAGACAACCGAGGCGACCGTCGCCGCATTCGCGGCCATCGGTGCGACCGCGCCGATCTGGATGATCTCGCCGTTCCCCGGACTTGGGGTCCACCCGGTGATACCGAGCCCTTCGAGGATTTCCGCCCACTTGTCGATCGCGGCGTCTTCGAGCTGCTTCGGGTCCGTCGTCACCTCAACTTCTACGAATCCGCTCATGAGACTGCCACCGTCACGATCTGCTGGGTAGGATCGGCACCTTCCGCGTGTGCGGTGACTGTGAGTTCCCCACGTGACTCCGAGCGCCGGATCGCGTCCTTGAGCCCGTCAACGTCCACCGGGAGGGTCCTGAAGCTCGGGTCGGGTATCCCGAAGTTGAGGTCGTCCTGCCTGAACCCTTCAGGGCACCGGACGATGTTCAGGACGCACGCCTCGCGCTCCGCCAGGGTGTCCTGCTCTACCACGCCGATGTTGCCCTTGCTGTCGATGTGGAAAGGGGACGCGAAATGTGGCCGTTCGATGGTCACGAGTGAACGCCCTTCCACCACACGACCACAGCCACTTCATTGTCGTCATAGACGACAGTCACTGGCGTGCCCTGCGCTGGCATTGTCGCCCCGTGGATCGCGCCCCATGCGCACGGGATCGCCACCTCAGTGCTGTGGGACGGGACGATTACCCACATGGGGGCGTCGAACGATGCGGGCGCCGGCTTGCTCCTGCTGACATAGCCGCCGACGACGGAACGCTGGGGGATAATCGGGTCAGAGAGCATCTGTGCTGGGTCTGCCATCGCTCACCCCTTTGGTGTCCAGTACTATTAAAGCCCGATGCCAAGCATTCCCCTCTACGGGCGTGACGGCCTCCGTGCCCATACCCGCGTCGATGACACCGACTACGAGATCCAGGGGCAGTTTCGCTGGCAGCTGAGCACCCGGGGCTACGCCAGTCGCTTCATAGGGTCACGTGGTCGCCAACGCGCCCTCTTATTACACCGGGAGATTCTGGGCCTTACCCACGGCGATGGCCTGGTTGGGGATCACATCAACCGTGATCGCCTGGACAACCGGCGCATCAATCTTCGCACGCTTGATCTAGCCGTTAGTGCTCAAAACGTATCGATGCGGGGTGGCACATCGCGCTACCGCGGGGTTCACTGGGATAGCAAACGACAGAAGTGGTTTGCCCAAGGCAGTCGCGGCGGTAAGCGTGTTGCCCTCGGGCGATTTGATGATGAGGACGAAGCTGGCCGCGCAGCTAGCGAATTCCGGGCCGCTTACCAGCCCTACCTGACTAATTTAGGGGTGTAGTACCCGAGGAAACCCGACGGTCCGGTGGTTTCGGCTGGCCCTTCCTCGGGGTCACCTTCTTTGCCCATTGAGACAGCGTTGCCGCCCCCCACATAGACCGTCACATGCGTCGTATGTGAGAGGGTCCCGAAGAAACACAGATCCCCAGGCTGCGGGGCCGATGTCTTCGTCATATTTTCGATCAGTGTTTGTGTAGTACCGATCGAGCTGTAGTTCGCCCCGCTCGGATCGGGCAGCTGGGCTGCCTTGTAGCAGAGAATGGCGAAGGACGAGCAGTCCATTTCGCGGGGTTCCGCTCCGAAGAGATCCGCCCCAGACTGCCGGCCACCACCGTATACATACCGATACTTGCTCTTTTCAGCGAGCGCCTTCCTAGCCGCGCCAGCGACGGGGGATGACCCAAAGCTCGGCGCCTGGGCTTCCTTGCCAGCCCCGAGGGGCTCCGCCGTGGGTGCGATCGGTGGCTCAAGCAGGAACGTCGTAAATGTCTCGGCTAGACACTTGCGGGTGGCGGTGGCGACAACCCAACGGCCCTTGAGGGGACCCTTCTGGAATACGAATACGTCCCCCGCACGGAAAGCGGTGATCTCACAGACGAGGTTAAGCCTGACCTGCGATGGAGTCCGGGGCTTAGCGATCTTCGACTTGTGTTCAACCTTGCCCTTCGCCTTCTTTTTCTTCGCGCTGTAGATGAAGGCCGTGTTGTCGAACGTGTACGTGAGGCCGGTCTGGATGACCCCCGTTTCTTCGACCTTATGGGAACCCTTTTCGTAGGTGACCTTGTTGGCCCACACGTCGAGGTAAAGGGATGGTTTCTGTGCGATGAGGTCCGGGCCGTCCATGTAGAACAGGTTGTTGCCGTTCGTGAACGCGAACCAGTTGACCTGGGCCTTCAGCCGCGCGATCGTTTCCCAGGAGTCCTCGTAGGGGTTACCAGTGGTTCCTCTGGTGAGCTGCCCCACGTCGCTTTCGCCCGTCGAGGCAGTGCCACCAGCTTTGACGCCACCCCCTGCGGCGATGATGGCCTTAGCCTCGCCCTCCCATGGGCCATAGTTCGAGGCGCCATTGCTGGCGAGACCAGCACCCGATGCCTGTACAGCCTGGGCGACCTCGTGGGCCGGCGCACTGGGGTGCTTGCGTGCGTATTCGATCGCGCCGCCCTTGCCGCCATACCCCTTCGTCAGGAAGTCCGTCACGACCTGCTTAACGTTCGTGTCGCTGATACCGAGGCTCGCGGCGGTAAACGGGATGACCTGAAGTAAGCCTTCCCCGGAGTCACTGAAATCGTTCTCGGCGATACATGCCTCGATGAGCGCTTCGGTAGCAAGCTGCCCCGAGTTCAGTTCGTTGGCTATCCCAAGTGCTTCGTTGATGAGAGCCAGCTGTGCCGAGGTAGGAGAGGTCCCTTTGATGGTGATGGCTGCCCCTGCTGCAACCCCCCTGCCCTTGTTCGCCTTCGCCTGCGCGTTGCCCTGGTCTATGGCGGTGCTGACGGTCGTCGTGCCTTCGGCTTCGGCTCCAGGTTCTGAAGACGCCACCGGCTGTTTGACGTTCAGCGACGGGCACACAAAGTTGATGCGCGGCACCTTCCCACCGAGACCCACCTCGTCCACGAGGGCCTTGATGAACTGCGCGCGGGTCGTGGTGCCCGGTGGCACGCCACGCTGCCCCACATGGTCTCTGAGGTACGCGACGATGCGATCCTCGAACGTGAGTACCACGGGCTGCGTCGGATCGTTGCTGCCATCCATCGCGCAGAACCGCCAGAACCACCCGCTCTCCTCGGGGAACTCCACCTCGATCTTCGGGAGCAGCCCATCCGTGTCCGGGTCGAAGAACCCCGACTCCTGCAACGCCCCCTCCGGGTCAAGGACGCTCACCTTGATAAAGCTCGCCCCGTCGATCTGGGTTTCAAGCTCGATCTCCTGGAGCGCTTCTGCTAGTTCCTCCTCGGCGAGGGCGCCGGCATGCTTCCCGATCTGCTTGGCGAGAAAATGCGGGACCGAAGTTGGGGAAGGAAGCTGCACATCTCGTTCGGTCATCGTGCGACGTGAATTGCGCTTAGGGGCACCTTGACGTGGGTGCCTCTCGGAAGAGGCTTTTCGGGGTTGCTTCCTATCTTGCGGTTCCCGCTGTTCGCCCTGCTGATTTCCCTGGTGGCCGAAAGGTTATGCGCAAAGCGCACGGCCACTCGTTCTATCGTGTTTACCGCATCTGTGGTTACGAACGTGCGGTATTGCCCCGCCACGGCTTCCCTCGCCCGGCGCCTGGTGGTCGAGGAATCGAAGCTCGTACCGGGGCTACTCACGTGCTCAGTCAGCGTGACGGTTACCTTCTGGCGTATCCGGTGGCCAGAATGGTTACGGTCGGGGCTTTCATCGAACGCGATGCCAGTCACGACCCACCGAAGGTCTGCCGTTTGGAACTGCAACGGGACGAGGGGCGTCCCCCTGCCGGTGCTATCGGTCGTTTCGATCTGCACCAGCGGGGAGTCGCCTTGACCAGGCTTCCCTACCCCTTGGAATAGCACCCCCCTGCCGCCCATCCATTCGAGCTTTTGTATGTTCAGCTCGATATCTTCCCTCCTGCGCGACGCCACGACCGCATCGAAGATGACCGGGACCGTCATCGTCATCGGTTCGTATCCTTCAAGGACCGTCATGGCCACGCGCTGGGGACGCGGCACCCGAGCCCACTTCGCATAGCCGTCCGTTGCGGTCGCCCCGCCTTCGCCAGCCAAGACTTCAAAAGCCTTTTCTTCCGGCGGACTCTTGCCATTCGTCAACGATCCAAAGAACCTGATGTACTGGCTTTGCGTACCCGATCTGTGGCTCGGTGCGGGCGTGGTTGACTGTGGCTGTGCGGACTGGCTGACGATGATCGGTTCCGGCATCATCTCCCCTTCCGCGCCGAGCATCACGTATGAATCGAAGTCGTGGTACAGTGCCGCGCCATGAAGCGCCTTGTCGGCAACAGGGAGAAGTCGCCGAAGTCGAAGGAGGCCGATCCGTCGATGCAGACCCAACGCAGAGTGCTCATTCTCGCTGCACTCGCCAGTCTCCTCGCCGCAGGCTGCGGCCAAGCCCGAGAGCAAGTGACGAACGCCACAACAAGCACAACGCCCTCAGTCGCGCTACATCTTGATACTGGAAGCTACACAACGAACGCTTCCACGGCGATCCTAAAAGGGACAGTGACACCGGGCGCAGCGGTCATGGTCAATGAGACCTATCCGAATGGCCAAGGCGGTAGGGCTAACGTCGATTTGCCCGTCAAAGTCAGGGGTGGCCGATGGAGTGCCACGGCCACTCTGATTGTTGATGAATTTGGCGCAGCGTTTCATAAGACGAACACAGGCGACAATCTTTTTGCGGTAAAGGCCACCAAGGAAGGCTACATACCAGTGGAAAGCGCCATCACCATCACCCGCGCGGAAACCCCCGCCCAAAACGCCCAACGTAAACAAACCGAGGCCCAGCAGCTCAAGCAAGAAGAAGCAAATCCTAATTCAGAATTTAACAAAAACGAACGCACCGTAGAAGCAGAAGCGACGAAAGCAAAGCATAAACTCGCCGAAGAAGAGCGGCCCTACAAGGAAGCAGAAGAAAGGACCAAGAACCTCGAAGCTAAGAAGGCAGAAGAAGCCACAAGCGAAGAAGCTGCCCGTGAACAGCGACGACTCGAAGCGGAAGGTCGATAGCTCCCTCGAAATCAAAGGCGAAACCTACGCGACCTCCTATATCACCAATTCGACTCACACCTCACTCGCCTGCAACAAGATCCTGTTCGCCTCGGGACGATGCCCCCCCTGTTCTTGTCACTCATCGCTCTTCGGCCTCGTCGCCGTAGCGCTCGGCCCACAAGTCCACGCCCCCTAACCCATCAACCGAGATATCCGCCTTGATGCCCCGGCGTTCCATCTCGAACACGACGCTGGCTGTCCCCTGCCTAAAACCCTCTATCGCTGCTTTAGTTATCGCAGTCAAGATGGCAAGTTCGTCGGACGGCGACAGCTCGCTTTCAAGCCTGTCCTGGTACTCGTCAGTAATCGATCTCAGGGCCTCTATCAGATACGGCGCGGAGGCCCCCAGGGGTTCCACACTCATTTCCTCGCGGCCCTCTTCTGCGCTTCATGGGTAACCTCTTCGGCTATCGGCCGGCCGTTGAGATAAATATGATGGTGATGCGTATGGTATTCGATGACCGTCTCGCCGGCGCCCACCAGTGTGTTTCGTAGCTCCAGGATCGCCCGGTAGATTTCGTCAGACGCCGTGGCTTTCGCGGGTATCCCCTGTAGCTGAGTACGCCCATAGGCCATCGGGTGAATCCCCGTGTGCCCACGGAGCAATACTTCTTCGTCTTCGCGTTGCGTGTGCTGCTTCAGATACCCAGGGCTGAGCGCTTCCGTCCCTGCGCGAAGACCATGCACAGCGCCATACCCAATAGGCAGTGAGGCTGCAAGACCCCACCCTATGGGAGTACCCAGACCGGCCGCTGCTACCCCCTCGGCCCCCGCAGTAGCGGCCGCGTCCCCCCCAGCCTCACCGCCAATACCGAAAAATTTCAGTGCCCCCCGGGTGAACCTAAGTGCTCCCCGGGTGAGTTTGAATGCCTTGTTGGCGCCCCATAGTCCGGCCCCGAGCTTAAGTGCATCCCCGAGCCATTCCCCATGCGCATTTGACGGGGAAGGTTTTTTATGATCATGACTGCCGGAGCCGCCCAGGCCGAGGAACTTAGCTGCCTTTTCTCCCCAATGAACAACGTCTTCCAGCCCGTGGGCAACTCTTTCGATGTCCCTCTCCGCAGTACCCCAGGCGCCTTTGCCTTTCTCGATTTCCACGGCAAGTTCCGAGGCGGTGCCCATAACCTTCGTCATCGCGGGGACGACTTTCATACCGAGGGTGAACTGCAACCCTTCCCATGCGAGGGAGGATTCACTCTCCTTTTCGCGGAGTTCCTCCAGGGCTTTTACGCCTTCCCCCTTGAGCGAAGGGAAGAACCTTTTGGCCATTTCTGTATAGTGCTTCAGGCCTAGGGCGCCCTTGTCCAGGATTGGCAGTAGGTCCGTTCCGTTGCGTCCAAAGATCTGGACTGCGAGTGCTGTCTTTTCCGCACCGTCTTTCATTCCTTCAAAGCGTTCCGTTATTATCTTGAACTGATCTTCGCTTGAGAGCCTGCGGAATCCAGCGACGTGGATGCCGAGCTGCTGGAAGGCTGCGGCCTGCGTTCCCAGTAATCCCGTAAAGATCTTGTGGTGAGCGGCCGCCTTGGACCGCGCAATATCAAAGCCGCGTTCCTGGCGTTCGGCTAACTCGCTGTTCTTGGCGAGGTACTTGAAAGCGTTCCCACCAGCTAACGCACCGACACCGCGCGCCTTCAGCGCGGCGACATAGGTAAGGGACGAGCCAGCAGATATGCCCGTGAGGGCGTGAAATTTCTCGGTTTCTTCCGTCAGCGACTTGGTGGTGTTGACGACATCCTTCAACCCGAACGCGAGAGCACCTACACCGAGACCGCCAAGCCCGTAGCCGATCGCGGATTTTAGGCCACCGAAGCTTTTACCGAGCCCTTTGACGTGTTTGTCGAGACCGTCGAGCTTGTGGGTGGCGTGTTCTGACTCGTCGCCGAACGTGCGCATCGCGCGGACGCCGCCCTTCTCGTCCACCACCAAAGTAATCTTGACTTGCCGCTCGCTCATCACGTGACCTCGAATCCAACGGCTCGCATGGCGTCCGCGACGGCTTGGCCCTCTAGGCGTTCGATTTTGCGTTCGTTCTTCTCGGCCGCCGGTAGGAGGTATGGGTGCATTGGCTGGTCCACCCAGTTTTCGCGATTGCCCCACACGGGGTGTCGAAAGCGACCACTACGGGCTGCTGCTTGTGATTTGCCGTGGCCTTTGTTGCCTAGCTCGAGCAGCCCGGCGATCGCGTTATCCCCACCACCGGCAACCACGGAGATCTTTGTTTTGGATACTCGTACACGGATGGTGCCGGGGATCGTCGTGGAGTGCGCCCCGATGATCGCCTTCGCGTCGTCAGCTATCAGCTGTCCCGCGACACGGAGGGCCTTGTGTAGCTCCTTGTCGGGCTTGAAGTCGCGGAGGGATCGGGTGAGTGCCCGCAGTTCGCGGGTATCGACGCCCTCTTTGCCACGGCTGAGTACGTTGACGGTGTTAGCCATTGGCTTCTTCCCTCGCGCGCTCCAGTAGCTCCCGTTTGCGTTCGATCACGGCTTCGGTCCATACGGCACGGGACGGGTCGGGGTCGGTGTAGAGGCCCTCGGCTAGGTGGGTGTCGCCGAGGGCGCAGCAGATGGCGGCTAGCTCGGAGAGCCGGCCGCCCCGGATTCCCCCACAAGGGTCTCATCGGCCTCCTGGTTCACATACGCGTCACGGGTCTGGAGGACGGCGAACTGCTCGACCAGATCGGTATTACGTCGGAAGATCAAGAGCACGGCCTGCCTGTCGTTCTCGAACTCTCCCAGGCCAAGATACTCGGCAAGTGGCTTGCCGAGCTTCACGCCGAGGTCGTGGGTTACGAGGTTCCCGTCGGGTCCTTTGAGGCGAGCCTCGGTCCCGACACATGCGGCGATGAGACTGTCGGCGGCGAGGTAGAGTTCCCTGTCGATCTCGTCCCTACACCCTGCGCCCTGGACGCCCTCGCCGACCTTGCGTGACTCCCGGAAATCCAGCAGCCTGTAGTGGGCGAACAAGCCACCATAGCCGGGGATCTCCAATGTCACCCTCTCGTTGACGAGGATGGTGTTGCGCGCGTCACGTAGAGACTCCTGAACTGACTGTGCGGCAGGCTCAACCGGGTCCATTCTGGGCTTCTCCTTTAGGTGAGGGGGTCGTCGCAGTCGAGCATCACCTTGAGGAAAACCTCTTCGCTGGTGCCCGACTTGTACTTCGGCCGGCTAACGGTTCCGACGGTCCCGGTATAGGTATCGATGATGCTTCCGACGCTGCCGTCGGCGTTGCGGTTGGCGTAGGTGACCGTCATGCTGGCCGATCCGGCTACCGAGTCGATCTGCTTGAAGAGGCCGATCATGGTGTCCGACCAGAGGCGTTCCACGGTGACCGGGGCACGCTTGGGTATCCCTCCGAGAGATACCCCAGGCTTCGATCCACCGGGATAGACCTTCAGTGCCTGGACATCGTTGTCGCCGCCGTCCATGACATCCCACGATTCGTTATCCAGCGGCACCCCGGGGATGCTGACGTGGACGATGGTTTGGTCACTTCTCAGATATCTGGGCACGTTCTTAGACCCCCACGCTTTCGGTGATTGGCAGGCTGACAACGACGACGCCGAGGCCCTGGACGAATGGGCTGATCCGCACGCGGAGTTCGGCGTTGAGTTCCCCGACCTGCTCCTTCGCGGGAGTATTGGTGGGTTCCCCAACGTTCACCGCACCCGCCTCAGCCGCCGTATCCCCAAACAGGGCGCGGTTCTGCCAGTGACGAGAGATCAGGGCCTGCAGCTCGCCCTGGAACTTGGCGATCAGGACGCCCCGCCCGTCGATGGTTTTGAACTCGTAGCCCTCCGCGATTTCTTCGACAGCGGCCACGAGCGCCATACGCTCCCTGGCAGCGGCGGCGGACCAGTAGATGCGGTCCACGGTGGGGCTCAACGCGGTGCTGAACCCGTAGAGGCACGGGATGCCGCCGCGTTCCGCCCACGCGTTGATCCCCGCTTCGTTCAGGATCTTCATGTTCGCCATGCTGAACGTGTTTGTGAACCCCTGCACGAAACTGGAGACCGGCCAGTCCCGGCCGGCGGGAGCCTGGTTATCGTTCCCCGTCGCGGACACCCGAGCACACAACGCGCACGCGAGGCCGGAACCCTGGACTGTGCGGGTTGTGCCGGGGGTCAGCCCTTCGATGATCGCTGAGCCTGACGTGAAGTTGATGTAGGACGCGAGCCCGGTCGCAACCGCACCCTTGGCACTTATCAGCGTTGCGGGAGACGCGGAGTCCGCAAGGTCACCCCACCCAATGCGATTGTTTTCCTTGCAGTGCGTGGCGATCCCGTTATGGATCGTCGTGCTGGTGCGCCCGGGGATCGACACGTGGCCCGGTCCAAGGCTCTTGGGGAACCCTGCGAGGGATGTCACGTAGCTGGCGTCCGTCAGGTCGGAGGCGTTCGCCCCACCAGTCAGTGCGGTCGCCGCGAGCGTCTTGGGGTTATTGGTGGTGTGTTCCGATTCCGTTGAGGCCGTGAATGCCCCGAGCGAAGACACATACGCGATCGCCGCCGCCTGGTTGGCAAGCTTGCCGGTTTCTTCGAGGACTTCTCCTTCAGCGTTTAGCAGCTTGATTTCGTATTCGCTGCTGACGGTCACGACTTCGATCTTGATCGTGTTGCCCTCCACTCCAGGCGTCTTCGCGGTGAAAACAAGGGTGGGCTTGTTACCCGAATCCAACAACACCTTCTTGGCCGCAACCGCCGTTTCGTCCGATACCCGGATCACGTAACACTGGGCACCCCCCAGAGCGAAGAACGCTTCAACGTCGTCGTACAAGATCGCCGAGGTGGTGGTGCGTGGCCCAAAGACGCTGATGTACTGGGCGACACTGCGGCATAGCTGGAAGGTCAGGGGACCCTCGTCTGTCACACCAGCAAAAAACGCGGTGCCTGTGGATGTGGAGATCCCAGCAGATCCGGGTGTCTCACCAGTCGTGACTTCTACTCCGAATCGTGGCATGGGTTCTCCTATGAGTCGATTGGTTCAGCGACAACGGTCACATCAGATGACTGCACGGTCGGTGCGTCACCAAACGGTGCTTCGGGGTCTCCGCCGTACCCGGGTGATTCCTGGGGGTTAGGTCCTACGGGTCCACCCATCTCGGTGATGATCGGGGGGACCCATACATGGAAGGTCGTGGTCGCGGCTTGCTGCCGGCGCTTTTCGGGCTCGGGACATTCGACGCGTGGGGCACCGACCATGACTGTGCGCTCAGCGAAACCTTCAAGGTCACCGTGCTGCACCAGGAGCATCGAGGCGGCCCCGTAGTGCGAGGCTTGCATCCGTGCGGAGTCTTCGGCGTTGGTTGCCCCTGGGGCTGACTGTGCCCCGTCGTCGCCCATGACGATGCACCAGACCTGCACCTCATATGCCTGCACGTAGCCCGCGCTCGCGGCTAGCTCAGGGGTACCTGTGGGCTCAACGACGACAACGACCTCGGGGAGATGCGCCTGGTCCCACGCGATTGCTTCTGCGGTGCCACCGTGGTAGCTCTCGGGTGCGGGCGGCCGCTCAAGCGAACGAGGTTGCAGGCCCCGCTCTCGCTCGATCTCCGCCAGATATGTCGGCATCCACGTTCGGAGGGTTCCTACGACGGCCTGCTCAACATCCCAGAGCGAGACGATCCTCTGAAAGAGGTCTCCGGCCATACATCCCCCTTTTTGGGTCTATGCGATGCTGGGGTGCCTGCGGGTGGGGCTGAGCATCGCTATGACGTGGTAGGGCAGCGAGACGAGCGGCTGCTGGCGCTCCATCGATTCGTCGGCCATCGCTTCACGGCCCCGGCCCGTCGCCATCGTGGTCCTATACCACCAGCGGACTGCCTCTAGTACGGCCCTGCGAACGTTCCGTGGAACTCGTTCCTGGCCGGCCTCGTACACCACATGGATGCTGTTGCGGCCTGGGTAAAAGGCCATCGTTCCGCCGCCTGCGGTTCTGCGGGTGATCTCGCCCATGCGAGGGTCGAGTTCGTAGCTGTAGATCGACCCGTAAACCGGGTTCGCGGCGGGAGCCAAGGGGTACTCGATCGGGCCCCGGAACTCGCTGACCCCAAGGATGTTCAGGACTGGTGTGGTGCCATGCCCGTAGTTCGGGGTGTGGGAGAGGACGATGATGTCGTTGCCGCCGTCGAACAGCTCTTCGTAGCGTTGGAGAAGGATTGGGCCGGTGTGCTCTTCTATGAGTGGCTGTACGTCTTCAATGAGGCCCCTCAGATCCTCGTCACGCTCATAGTCATTGGCGGGGAGATATAGGGCAGCCTTGACTTCCGGCAGCCCGACGAGCTGCTGGCCACCAGGGCTAGTGAGGTTCTGCTGAATGCTGACCCACAGGTACCCGTCGGTGGGGAAAGTCATCTCCGACCCGTCGGGGAACACGACCTGCCAGTTCGCCATGTACTCACCGGGGGTCCTGGTGTCCTGGGTGCTCGGGGTGTAGGTCGCTTCGCCTTCAACCGCATTGGGGATGGCGATACTCCCCGTGAGCGTCAGGGGAGCGTCTGCCGTCAACGCCCGGATGGTTAGGTTGACGGTGGCACCTTCCAAGCTATAACGGGTGCCGTTGGGCCTAGTGAAGGTTTCCTTCAGGACTGGGGCCGAGTCGCCCTGTTTCCAGATTGCGTCTGCGGGCATACGGGCCTCCTACGTTGGGCTGCTGTCCCCCTGGACCTGGGTGGGGTTGGAGAGACCCTTTTCCTCGTTTGGGTTAGATAGGCCGGGCTGTTCGGGTGGGAGAAGGACCACGGGGCCACCGTCGCTGCCAAGGACCATCTGGCCCAGGCGGCCCATGCCGAGGACGGCTGGTGACATTGCTGGTTCGCTCATTGAGCCCTCCTCGTACGTTCTGAGGTGACCTACCGGGACGCTCGGCCAACCTCGATGCGACCTCCAAAAGCAAAGCGCGTATGCGCTGGCCGTCCCCGATCGCAGTTCAGTCAGAAATCAGGCCGCGAGCCGCCGCTGAGATGCGGCGCAGGATCGGCACGACTGCCCACCGTTATGGCCCGTGATGCGCCTCCCACAGCCGACGCACTCGGCGTGGTTGTCTTTGAGCTTGGGCATCGCCGCAAGCTCGGCTCGCATCGCGTTGCGGGCGTCGCGGTACTCAGCGCCGGTTTGTGAGGCGAGGAGCCTGTCGAACGCCGCGAGGTACCTACGGTGGTTGTCGGTCAGCGGGAAGTCGACGGCCACGGCTGGGTCATCCTCACGCATAGCGGCAGACGGGCTAGACGAGCGCCAAGTACGGCGCGTTCGCTGCTGCGGTCAAGGCCAACGTGGCTTCGACTTCCGGGGGTGTGGTCTGTCCGGATGGACCCGTGGCATACAAGACAGGGGTCATTGCGCTCATTCCGGTTGTAACTGTCGTGCCCCCAATCTTGATAGGTGCAGTGCTGCTCATCGTCTCACTCACCATCGCGTAGAGCAACATAGTTTCGGTGGTTTCATATGTCGCGGAAAGCTGGAGCCCACGTGCCGAGCCTCCGCTCATTGATGTATTGGTGCTCGAAGTGAAGTCTGCTGTCTTAGCGAGCACCTTGCCGGCTGAATTGAGAAGTGCCGCCCATAGATGCGTACGATTAGCGGGTGTCCCCTCAGCCGCGTTGACGAACCAGACGATCCCGGAAATCAGCAACCCCGCTGGCACTTCATGGGCGCATACCATAGGCGTTCCACTAACAAGCGCGAGTTCGGAACTAGCTCGTCGCCCCAAAAATATAGCCGGCTCGGCAAGCACGGGCTTGTTTTCCTGTGTTGCCGCCCCAGGTTCCTTATACGACGGCCAGGAAGTCGGTAGCAATAACCCGCTGCTGCCGCTCGTCTGCCATTTCCCGTTGGCGCGTGTGTGGAGGCGAGCCTTCCTTGTCGTCGTGTCGTAAGTGACCTCAGTCATGCCATCGATCGGCGTGCTGGTGAAGTCACCGTCTGCCGCGGTTGTCTTCCCCGCCCCCGACACATATTTGCCACTGACCCCGTCTGGGAATTGGGCCATCCCCGTCCAGTATTCAAACGAGGTCGGGACACCCGCGATACGCCCTCCCCTGCGGATAGCGTTCCTGCCCTGTTCCGCAGTGGGCACATTCCAGATCTCCGTGGGTGTGCCTGGGTTCGCGCGGGAACGCCAGTAGCGTGTGCTGACCTGCGTACCGGCTTCATTGCCCGGGATGAGGAGCGGTTCCAGGGTGTAAGAGGCGCCGCCCTTGACGAACGGCCCGTCGAACAGCCAGTAGCCGCCGCCCGTGCCGTAGGAGTACGTGGGGCGGCAGTAGAGCTGGTTTTTGACGGCGGAGCCGATCATCTCCGTTGAGCTGACGGTCAGGCCCGTCACGTTGCCGGTGCCCCGGATGAAATAGGAGCAGCCGTTGTAGCCGCCTACCCGTGTGCCGATCGTGTTGCCGAGATCCACACCATGAACGAAACCCTCGACGTGGATCATCGAAAGGTCAGCAACATTGACGTTGTTGCCGATGACGATACCGATACCGCCCTGCACAACGGGACACGATGCCCCCTGACCGGGGTGGGCGTACACGAGAGGCTGTGAGAGTTCGATGGTGTACGGGCCGCTGCCGCTGATCGCCTTGATCTTCGCAAGCTCGAAGCTCGCCGACATGTCAATGGCGATGGCATCGCCGACACGTAGCGAGCGCGCACCTTCTCCAGAGCCAATGCTTTCGACCTGGATAGTCGTGGCCCCCGCCGCAGTTGTTCCCGATTGCGTTGTCACGACCTGCGCTTCTGTGGCAGGATTGTTTCCGGAGTAATAGTTGGTGTTGTAGACCTTGAAGTTAGGAAGGCGCAGCGTGTGGCCGTCGTTTGTAGCCGAGCGCGCGACCAGCCCACAGCAACCCGAGATAGCAATGTCCTCGAAGGTCATCGTGTCGATCTGCGGTGGCGCTTCAAACGCCTGGAGGTTCGTCACCGTGACGATCTCAAACGGCACGGCGTACTTGCCATTGACGACTTCCACGCCACGGTGCGTGAACTGCCAGCACGAGTCGAAGTGAAAGACGGTCGCGGTGTAGTTGCCGCAGTCCACACGAACGTTGTCGAACCGGATGCCCCGGATGAGGGTGAGCGAGACGACGGGGTTGGAGTACGCACGGTCGGCCGTGAGGGTGATCCCGCAGTCGCGGAGCAACAGCTCGTTGCCCGTAACATCCCCCCATGCAGTGGCGCTCAGCAGCGGCGTTACAGCGGACGCTGGGGTGAAGGTTGTGGCGTACTTTCCCTCCCCTTCGATGGTGAGGGGCCTGCCGCCGAGCGCTTCGTGAGCTCCAGCGCTCATCGAGAACTTGTAGCCCAACCCGGCAGGGAACTTGAGCTTGATCCCGTGAGCTGATCGAGCGTCTTCTAACGCCGTGACGATCTTCGCCGAGCAATCAACACCCGGTTCCGCACCGTAATAGCCCATGTTGATCGTCGTCCAAACGGAACTGCTCCTTACCACCGAAGGCGAGAGCTGTGATGTCGGCTGATGCCCTTCGGTGTCCAGGGTCCCTACGCCGCTGTTCGTGCCCTTCTGCGTGAGGGGGACCGCGAGCGCCTCGGCCGCTTCCGCCCGTGCCTTCTCCGTGGCGTCAGCTGCGGCGCGAGTCGTGGCCTCGGCGCCCACCGCCGTGACGCGCGCGCTCGCCTCCCCCGACACCGCCGTTTCCCTCGCTGCCGTCTCCGCAGCCGCAGCACCCGCCGCATCGAAATCCGTGGATGCATGGGTCGCAGCGGACCCCAACCCGAGGTTGACCCTCGCTGCCGTAGCGGATGCCAAGTCGCTCAGGTTTGATGCCTTAGCGAGCTTCAAGGCCTCAACTGCTTCCGCCCTAGCCTGCTCGGTCGAAGCGGCCCCTGCGATGTCGAACGCTGCCTTTGGTTCCGTTGCCGCCGTTCCGAGGCCCAGGTTCGTGCGAGCCGTCGAGACGGATGCTAGGTCGGAGAGGTTACTGGCCTTCGCCAGCTTGGCGCCCTCCGCCGCTTCTGCGCGACCTTTCTCGGTGGTGACCGCCGTGGCGTTCGCGGCCTCGGCGGTTTCGGCTCTGGTCCTCTCGCCGGTAACGGCCGTTTCGCGGGCCGAGGTCTCCGCGGTCAACGCGGACGTGGCAGCCTTCGTCACCTCGACGCCTTCCGCGCGTGAGCGCTCAACCGTGATGCTGCTCGCAAGGGCACCGTCTGCGCTGGCCCGTGCTGTCGCCTCGGCTGCCACATCGGCCATGGCTGCAGTTTCAGCCGCCGCTTGGGCCGTTGCGGCGGCACCGTGAGCATCGAACGCGGCGGCGAGGGCACCCGTCGTCAGGACATGGGTGACGATCTGACCGACCGGGTGAGCGATAGGTGTCGTGCCCTCCGCACCACGGGTGGTTGTCCAGTGGACCCCTTCGACCGCAGTGACCAATCCCAGCTCGCCCCCGCCGAGGTTCACCCTGAAGTTGCCTTCCGTCGGGAACTTGACAGTGGACGCGACCAGAATGACTTCACTGGTGCCTGCCGTGACTACTCCGATGGCTTTGGCGAGGGTGGTTTGGGCGAGGTTCGCTAGCTGCTCGGGCATACGACCCCCCCTACTACTAGATGAACGCGATGGCGAGTGGCGCTGCCTGTGCCGATTCCGCGTGGACGATCAACGACACTGGGGCCACAGCGGGAAACGGGTAGACGAAAGGAGCCGAACCAGCATTGATGGGTAGCCCCTGGTCGCCGCTGTTGAGGCTCGTGCGGATCTTTAACCCGACCGTGCTGTTTTCCGGTGGGATCAGTAAACAGGCCACGCTGCCGGTGGGGACGTTGAACGTGTTATCCCCAATCGACAGAGGGACCTCTAGGGTCTCTCCGATCACCCGCGTCCCCTGGATCGAGAGTGGGCCAAAGGTGCGTTGCCCTGCGGGCTCGGTGGCTGAGAGGCCCGTGATGGTCAGCGAGCCTGCCATCAGGTGCCGCCTTCGGAGCACTCCGGGCAGCGCTCCACCAGCATGTCGTGCTCGCAGCGCGGCTTGGGCGGCCGACCCCGGCGCTTCGGCTGCGCCGGAACCGCCCTCTCCAGTTGCTCCTGCTCGGTGGTCTCGACCGGATGATCCCTATGGCCCATCCGGTCGAGCTCCACGTCCATGCACCGCTCGACCCCACGGTCGCCATGTCCACGAGCGTTTTCGCGCTCCTGCAGGAACATGGCGGCCCGTGGGTGCATTCCGTGGCCCATTGGTCTAGGAGACGAAGACCAGCGGGGCTACGGCCTTCGCTGCCGGCGACGCAATAGTCGCTGGGGCAGTCCCGGCCAATGCCGACCCGTGGGTTGCCGCAAGGAACAGGGGGCTGTTGGTGAACCACTTGTAGCCGATCGCGGTCGGGGTCGATACGACGGCTGCTGTGGGGACGGTGGTTGCGGTGATCGCCACGCTGGCGTAGATGAATCCCCTGGGGGCGTTTGCTTCCGTGATTTCGACTTCTGATTCCAACGTGAACCCAAACAGTGCGGATTCCGCGATCGCCGCTGCAGCCCCATCCTTGGACTGTCCAAGCAGAGCCGGAACCGCGACCCCCGAATACAGGGCGGCGAACGAGTGGGTTGGGGTGCCACCCGCTGTTGCCCCGATGAGGATTGCGACCTTGGAGAGCCTGTCCCCGACCTCGACGGGGATCGGTACAGCACACCCGACGCCCGTGGCGGCGAGTGCACCGTCGGTGGGGTTGGCGAGCCCTGTCCACTCCATGTTCGAGCGGATACTGCGGTTGGACTGCTGTACCTGGCCGGCGTTGCCGGTCAGCTTGCGGAATGGGTAGGTCAACGGGTAGGCCGCGCTGACCAGATCGGAACCTGACATTGTGCTGCTCCTTTCCGACCACACGGGGTCGAGAGTGAGCCAGCCCGGAACTCAGCCCGGGCTGGCTGTGGTCGGTCTAGTAGAGGGTGCCGTCCACCGTTGCGGGCGGCGCGAACCCGGTACCCGTGGAGATCGCGACGGAAGGCCCGTAACGCTGCAGCAGGGCAACGTAGTTGTAGAGCCGGTAGCGGATCTCCATTGTGCCGGAGAGGGTCTGGTCGAACACATCCGTGCGGATGTCACCCTCGAACAGCCACAGGTCGTCCCAGATAGCGCCGATAGCAACATCAGCGTCCGCGACTTCCGCTGTCTTGTGACCAGCGTCGTTCGTGGGCATGTTCGCGTCGATGTAGACCTTCGGTCCGAACGGCACACGGCCGACGAGCCCCTCGAACGGGGTCTGCTCCCCGATGATGAGAGCATCCGTGTTGAACGGTCCGAAGTCCTGGTTCTCGACGATGAACCGGCCGTTACTGTCGGTGTATGTGGAGCCCCAGAACCAGCGGCGGGGATGCACCAGAAACGCGAAGTCCTGGAGGTTGAACCTTGCCTGTGCTGTCTTGGATGCCATCGCACCGAGCATCTGGAAGAACCCCTGACCCGTAGGCGAAGCGGCCGTCCACGTGAGCGACGTGGCTTCCCAGTTACTCGACGGGTAAATACCGACGATCTGACCACCCGACAGGGGCGCCCCGGTGCCGTTACCGGAGATCACCTGCTTGTCGAGGGCAACGTCGTAGGCGCCCATCATGTCGCGGGTAATGACCTCATCGATGATGGTCCCTGGAGACTGCTCGATGAGCTGCAAGGGCAGGTCCGCGAACCCGGCGAGCGTCTTCACGTTCGCCTGCACGAAATTGTCCTTGATGTCCTGTGTGGCGACAGGTGCGTTGTCTGCCGTCTGCACCGCCACGGCAGTCGGCGTGGTGAGCTTCGGGACGTTGATGGAATCGGTGCCGGATGGCAGCGTCATCTGTCTCGGCAACCCGGCGGCAACACGCCCTGGACGGAGGTACGGAATGTAATCGTCGATGAGCCACAACGGTGGTATCCCGTAACCACCCTGTCCCGGGATGCGGCTGGGTGCGCGACGCTCGAACGGGCTCTCCTCGAATCCGGCGGAGCGTCCGAGCCACCGCCCGCGGGTCTCCCGCTCGGCGTTCTCGACCTGCGCCTCGGCTCGCCTGGCGCGCTGCTGCTCGCGCTTTGGCATCACGTCTTCGACGAGCTTGGAGTGTTCCTCCAGGCGCTTCGCGTACCCGTCAGCACGTGGCCCCATCTTCGAGGCGAGGGCCGGGTGGGCACGGCAGGCCAAGTCAACGAAGTAGGACGGGCTGTCCTTTTCTCCGCTGCGCTTATACACCTCGGGTTCGCTGGTGACCGTGATGTCACCCCTGCTGGCCTTCGCGGCGTTCTCCTCGCCACGCTTGACGAGTTCCTGGCGCTCGATGCGGAGGTCCAGGGCGTTGATCTCCTTGGCCAGCTCGGCAACCTCGGCGTCGAACCGGGTCTCAGCGTCCGCGAACGCCGTGCGCTCGTCGTCGGTTGGGCGCCTTGCCTCGTCCTCGTCGGCAGTGCGGGTGTCGAACTCCTTGTGCTCTTCCTCGCGCTTCTCGATCAGTGGCTCGACCTTCGCGGCGAGCGCTGCTCGCTTTTCCTGGAGCTGCTCCAAGAGGGGCTTCTCATCGGGGTCCATGACGGACCGTCCTTTCATCGGGAGCCGCGTGGCTCATGTGTTGACTCCCGGGCTGCCGTCTGGCCGACCGTGGGGACCACGCACGCGACTGGGGGTACGCGGGTGCCACTAGGCGGGACGGCAATGCGGTGTTACTGCAAGATCAGAAGTGTTCAGCGGGCACCATGCCGGTGCCGTTGATGACACTTATCCCCGTGGGGTAGAGATTCGTGACGGCCGCGACATAGGTTCGCATCTGTATGCGTACCTGGTTTGAGCCGCCCAGCGGCTGGAGCATCACGTCGGTCGTGGGCTCCGACTCCAACACCAGGAGGTCGCTGGGGCAGCATGCAATGACCGGCACCTGCTTTGTGCCTTCAACGGTGGGCATCGCGTCATCAAGGTAGACGGGACGACTTACGATCGAGGCGGTCGGGAAGTCCCCTTGGTAGTCGGAGAGTAAGAGGGGCCGGTTTTGCGTGTCCTCGCTCGTGCTGAGCCACGCAAAGCGGCTGGTGTTCATCAACCATGCCTCGGGCGGAATCTTCCTGTTATTGCCGATCGCCGCGAGTGCCTGGCCGAGAATGGGGTATAACGTCGTGCCGGATGGGGATCCCGTGTACGCGATCTGATTCACGCCCGCGACGTTCAGGAGGCCGAGAAGCTGCCCGTTGCCAGTCCCCGCCAAGAGCTGCTGCTCTAACTTCTCGTCATAGGCGCCCTTCAGTGCTTTGAAGATCACCCAGTCGAACGCCGCTCCTGTCGGTGACTGCTCAAGCATCGCCAGGGGCACGTCCTGCTGGCCAGGGATCGTGATGACCGGGTTCAGGCTGGCGGTGTCGGCAATATCCGTGCCCGGGACGGGGGAGTCAAGGGCCGTGGGGTTAACAGTCACCCCTGCCTTGAATATGGGAATGTTGACGCTCTGCGGCCCCCGGGGCAACGGAACATTGGGCGCGAGGCGCGCCAGGACCCTCTCGGCGCGTGGCACGTCGGCATAGAGTTCGATCAACCATGCCGGAGGCGCGAAGTATCCACCTGTCCCCGGTGTCCAGTTCGGGGTTACGCGCACCTCATACTCATCGCCATGGCGCGACAGCCGAAACTCACGTGCAGCTGGGGGCTCCCACTCACGGTCGTGGCGCTGGAGGCGCCCCTCCGCCTCCACATTGCCCTGGAGCTGCGCTAATGCTAGATCCTGAAAATAGGAGTGTGGAGAGTGACGTTCATAGGTCTTTGGCTCATGGGTGATCCGCAGATCACCGCGCTCGCTGACCTCAGGTGCCTGTGTGTCGCTCATCAAGCATCAGCCCCTGATCGCGGCGAGTCGCAGTCGGGCGCGCTTGGTGTGGTCGGGAATCACGATCGCCGCCGGCGGTGGCTCTTCCCGCTCCTCCGGCTCGGTGCCCGTTAGCTCCGCGAAGAGGGTTCGCGCGAAGGCGGCAGGTAGCCGCTCGCCACTACGCCGCTCTAGGTCACCTATAAATGCTCGCGCCTCGCTGGAGCGCAGTGTTGCCGTGGTGGTAGAGCTCGCCCCGTAGGAGACGATGCTCACGTCCCCTCGGTGGATGTCAACGGAGCGGAGGCTCCGGTGTGTCCATTCGTCGTCCCATTCTTCATCAAGCGCACGGAAGGCGAAGCTCATCTCGGTGACATCACCCCTGCGCATCTTGGGCTCAAGCGCACGAACATCGGGATCGTCACGCTCCAGGCCGGGCGCCTCGACGAATAGACCACGGTCGATCTCTCTCAATGTGAGTGTCCCCGAGGTGGTGCGCGCGAGCGGCAGCCCGCGATGGTTCACGAGGAGCTGCACGTCAAGCTCGGGGTTGTTGAGCGTCCGTTTGAACGCGCCGCGCTCGATCGTCTCGGTGAACATGTCACCGATGGGGTAGGGAACCCCGGTCATCGAGGCGAACCCGGTGAAGTCGAGCGACCCGTCCGACGCGTCGCGTAGCTCTATGTCGCCGATCGGCAAACCCCGGTACTCGACCGACCCCTTGGTAGGTGCTTTTGCCTTGCGCCGCTCGAGCTCCTGGGAAGGCGTGCGCTGAACGGTTCCCTTGGCCTTCGCGTCACGTTCGACGTAGAGCGTGATCGGCCTAACCTTGATGGGCTCCCCAACCACGATCTTCAGGTCGTCGTCGTAGGAGAACTCGGCGCTGTAAAGCTCGCCGCCCGCGCGGAAGATGACGATGTAGGGTTCCTCCTCGTTCCCGGCTCCGTACCAGTCCTGCACCCACGCATACCAGCAGGACTCCTCGTACAGGTCCCCAATGGCGCCTTCGAGGGCAGTGAAAACATCGTTGGCCGTATCACGCTGTTCGCTCGTCATCCATACGCCGCTGGTGTCCTTTAGGGTGCCGTCCTCGCGCCAGTTGTCGGGGACCAGCTCCGCGAGGCGGAGGTTTTTGGCCTCCTCGACGACGTGGCGACGCGCGATGTCGTGGCTCGCGTCGGCACGGACAGCGGCCCTGATGGCGTCCGCGAGTGACTGCTCTTGGTGGGTTGGCTTTCTCATTGTTGACCTCCAAAGGGGTCACCCTGCGGTAGTTCGATCGACTGGGTTATTCACGGCAGCTTCAGCGGCCTGCACCTGGGCGAGCGCAGCCTGTAGCAGCTCGGTATTGATTGGGACGTACAGCTTCTGGCCTTCACCGTTGGGCAGCGCGGGCATGTCGAACATGGCCCGTGCCTCGTCCGCGACGATCGCGCCCGCGAGCATCAGCAGGGACGCGGACTGTGACCTTTGCAGCGTGTCGCCCCGGACACGGTGCGCGATATCGAAGCTCACATATTGCCCGGGCGGGTGGAGCGCCGTCAGGGCCTCTTCAGCACGCCCCAGGTACCCCTGGAGGGTGTTGGTGACGTAGCCACGCTCCTGCTGCTCGACACCCGTTCCCCACGAGGTCGTACGGTCTACGAGACCGATCATGTGGGGCGGTATGCGGAAGATCGTTCCCGCGATCTGGCTCGCGGAGAATGCCCGGCTCTGTAGGAACTGGGAGTCCTCGGGGGTGATCGAGATCGGGTTGAACTTCGCGCCGTCCGTCAGGACTGCTGGCAGGTTCGCGCTCCCGGTGCCCTGATGACTGGCCAGCCAACTGCGGAGCATCTTCCGGGTCTCATCTGGCGCCAGCGAACCGGGGACTTCAATGGCGCCCTGCGGGTTAGCGCTATTGCGAAAGTAACTCTCCCCGTACTTATCCGCGTGAAGAGCGAGCCCGAACGTCGTCTTCAATATGTCAATCGGGCTGACGCCCCGGATCATCCCCGGCCACGACTGGTATTTCACATGGAAAACGTCGTCGTTATTGATGAGCTTGCCGGCGTAGCGGTACTCGATCTTCCCTTCGCGGTTGCGCCTGACGTTTACCCTGTCGAGGTCGAGGGGCTTGATCTGCGTCGCGTAAAGCAGGTTGTCTCGTTCGATGATCTGTCCTATGAACTCGCCCCGTAGGGCGAGGCTCCACACGAACTGGACGAACCAGTCAATGCGGGACATCTCGCTGAAGGGCTGCTGGATCAGCGCCGATGGGGCGAGCTCCCGTGCGTTCTTCAGCACGGGTGTGGTCAGCACCCGACACGGGAGAGTGCTTACAGAGTCAGCCAGCAGGCCGACGCTGCCATACACAGCGGCGACCTGGACGGCCGACTGTTGTGTTACGCCTTCCCCACCGAACCCCGGTGGTGGCGGGACGGTGCTCGGCCCCCAGGGCAAGGAGGGGTTGGCTGCGCGCAGCTCACGGTTCCCCGCACGCGTGGCGAGAACATGGGTTGCCTCCATGCGCTCAGCCGACGATCTGATACCAAAGGACGCGCTCGCGGGGAATCTCTACATGCCCCGACACCTCGACCTCCGGGTCGTGCTCACCAGTGATAATGCGTGGCGCCCAGAGCACGTACTCGCTCCTAGTGCGACTTGCCAGGACACCTTCGATGGTGGGGCCATCCTGGAGGTACACGCGGACCTTGCGGTGCTGACGGATCAACTGGAAGCCGAACATGCAGCCCTCCCGCTGGTAGTGACTGGACGGCCGGTCGGGTGCTACTCGTAGGCGACGATCGCCGTCTCACGAACGGTGATCGTGGAACCGTTCTGACGTGTCAAGACAAGCCAGTCGGCGGGAGGCGCGTCGGCGGGGATAAGCTTGCCCACCAGATCCGCGCGGTCGGCCAACAGATGCGCCTGGCCATCGGAGAGAAACACCTTGGCGGGCTCGGGCTGCGGCACAATCGGCTCCAGCTCCGGTGAGGGAAGCGCAGGCTCAGGCGCCGGGTCCACGGGTGCAGGGTCGGAAGTGCTCCCTGGCGCCGGATCAACAACGACCGGGACGTTCTCAACCTGCGTCTCTGCGGTGGGGTCTACGAGGGCCTGGGATGCCTCCATGACGGGGTCCTTTCGTGAGGGTTGAGGTGTCGTGCGTCAGGCAACGACACCCTTTGAAACTGGTAAAATCCGGCAATGGCGATCACCGAGACCCTGAAGGCGGAGGTCGCAGAGTTGCAACCAGATGGGGCCTACCGCGATGTGGTCATCGATGTCATCCGCGACGATGTTGGCTATGGGCCAACGTTCGCTGGAAGCCTTTGGGACCAGATCGTAGTCGCGCTCAACGAGGCTGCTATGAGATCGTCCAGCGCACCCTGGGCGACTAGATCTCCTCGCCGCTGTCGCGCATTTCCTGAAGAACCTCGTTCAGGTCGATCACGGTCGGACGCCCGGGCTCGCCAAACGTCTGAGCCGCCCAGTGTGCCAGTGTCACAGCCACTAAGGGGCTGATGTCAACTGTTGAGTCTCTCCGCGACCACGCCCACCTATCACCGAACGCCCGCTTGACCCCTCCGTGCACGGCCTCCGTCAACTCAGGCTGACCTATATGTCGCAGCGCGTCCTGCTCGACAGCATCAAAGAACGCTCCGCACGCCTCTGCGTACTCCTTCGCGCTGACGACCGTTACCTCGCGGTCCTTCAGGCCGGCTAAAAGGTTCCCGTGTTCAGACTCGCGCAGCAGTCGAGCGATATCGGGTAGGAGTGTCGCCGCGGGACCGCTGGCATCCAAGACAACGGCAGCAGGCCTATGCGCCCAGACCAGCTCAACGATCCGGTCGGCTACCCAGCCAGTGCCGCGTCGATGCTCGACCACCTCGGCGTGCGTCTTCTGATCAGCACGCGGGGCGGCTACGCCGATCGCTGATCGTGACCTGTCGGGGGTGACATCCACGCAGAAGCAGATCGCGCGCCCAGGGATCGAGCCGGGGTCGAATAGTGACTGCCACTTCTCGGGCGCGATCACCACATCGGCGAGCCCGTCTGTCCTGGGCCACGATCCCACGCCCAACCGCTGCACCGCAAAGCCTCGTCGGCTCAGCGAGTCCTGCTCAACCTCACGTATGAACCCCGGGCTGATGCGGAGCCCCAGGCCAGGGTTCACCTGTGCCCACTCGTCTACGTCGGTGTCCCCAACGGCCTCAGGATCAGCGACATCTAATGACCACTCGAAATAAGCGGTCGAAGCGGCACCCTTGATGCCCTTCTCTCGGATGCGCGCGAACGGTATGCCCTGGTGGGCCGGGTTCTCCTGGTCCACCGCAGACCCCGTGTACCACACTTGAATATTCGGCTGGGCAGCGAGCGTAGGCAAGAGTGCTTGGTGCATCTCCTCCGAGATGATCATCGCCTCGTCGAACACGAGGCAGTTGATCGAGAAACCCAACCCGCCGGCTCCAGTTCGGGTGCGCACCTCAAGACGCGGCTGTCGCCCTGTGGTCTCACTTCGAGCCAGAGTAATGCTCTCATTGCCATGCCCTCGAAGGATGCCCCCCGGCCTCGCAAGACGGCCAGCGAGCTCGGGGGTGCCTTCGATGCGCTTCGTCAACCGCCGGAAATGTGATCCGGCGGTGTCGAACAGGTGTGCAGTATGGACGATCAGTTCCTCTTCGAGCAGAAAAAGCCCCGCCAGCTCCCTGGCCTCGAGCAACGCACCCTTCCCGTTCTGCCGGCTGACCATCAGCCCGATCTCGCGAGCAGACCACTTTCCCTCGGGCGTTTCGCCCAGCGCCTGCCTAAGAATGAACTGCTGCCACTCGTCAAGCATTAAGCCGGCCATCTCGGCAAGCTCTATCGCTTCGTCGCCCGTAGACGACGAATACGCCGGTACGTGGCAGATCCTAGGCCGCTGCGCCCCTACGCTTTGCTCGACGGTCGCTGAGGTCATCCACCCGATCCTTGGTCTTCGTCTTTGGCGCCAGCTCCCTCAAGCGATCAAGCGTGTCACGCAACTCGCGGGCACACATCGACTTTGATGTCGCAGAGTTGCCCTCAGCGTCAATCTCGCACGCCAGCGCGAGAGCCGAAGCAGCCAAAGCAGAGTCCGCCAAGTCAGCGTCGCGCCGCCGGATGGCCTCAATGTCCCGTTGTACCGCCTCGGCGACCGATGCCACGCTCTCACCAAACCCTTGAACTCCGGCGGAGAGTGCGCGCATGACGCCGGTTCCGCTCGCCAACCCCGCACTTTGGATGCTCAGGCCCGGCGTAGCCGCCATGCCGGTGATCATGCCCAAGGAACCACTTCGAGCCGGGCTCAATCCAGCCACCACATTGAGCGCAGTAGCCAGCCCCGGCGTCCACAAGCACCTTGACTCGATCCCGTTCACGCCGATGCAAAACCCCATAGCCGCGCTCAGTAGTGGAACCACGCAAAGCCGCCAAAATCCAACCCCCCCTTGGAGCTTAAAGACGTTTCGGTAGGAAATGTCGACCTGATGCGGGTCAGGGAGAGGTGATCTGAACTTTTCGACCCGGCGCGAGTGGTTCACCCAGCATAGTGCCGGGCGATCTCATCCTAAAAGCCAAGCGGACCCGAACCATCAGGCCATTCCTCGGCAGGATGATCTAGGGCAGCCGGATTGGATACGGGCGAATAGTCCATAGCCTCTTCGATGTGCCCATCGAACTCATAAGGTGGGACTGCTCGCAGCGCAGAGGGCGGGGCTGCCCAACTGTGGGCGTATGCCTGCTTGTAGTCGCTGCCCATATGTGAGCCGGTGCTGGCCAAATGGCGGCGCCCAGGGTCGAACTGGGTTCTCCGGCTTATGAGGCCGGCGTGGTGGCCGTTCCACCACGCCGCAGTGTGAAAGCGATTACTGAGCTTCAGCGGTCCATGGGGTTAGGCTGCCTGGCGTGCTAGGCGCGGGACAGTCCATGACATCGGCTTGCCGCACTTGAAGCACTCACCGGGACACGATGCCCATCGAGAGTGAGCACACCGGCAAGTCACGACGTTAGGGCGCTTGATGCTCTTGCCCTCGCGGCTGGTGCAGCGCTTGCAGCTGCAGCAGTTCTGGTAGCCCTTGCAGGAAGGAGGGTCTACGACGCGGAGCTTGCCGTTGACGCCGACGATCGCGCTGCTGTGCTTACCCTCAGGGGGCAGCAGGATCTTGGCTGGCATGGATGCTCCCCTCTCGCTACTGGCGTCTGCCCGCGCGATCTGGCTGCGGGCAGGGGCCTTGGACCAACTGGTCCACCACTATAACGAGGCGTCGGACGGAACAGTGTGCGCTAGACGCATTCGCCGCGTAATGCTTCGAGATCAGCCTGTGGGATGCCCGTCATCATGCGGATCGCGCCGAGCGGAATGTTGAGCGTGATCGCCTCATCGAGCAAGCGGCGCAGCTCGTCCACATTGCCAGCCGGATCTGCGAGATACGCAGGGCCAACCTTCCTCAGATCATGCTCAAGGCCACGTTGATCGTTCATGCCGTAATCCTCGCACCGCTCTCATCGAAAGCCGCGTAGACCTCGCTGTCGAAAGCAAATCCGTCCTCATGGCGCGCCCGATCGCAACACTCCTTGCAGCCCCGCGAATCGTAGCCCGCCGATTCGCTCATCTTCCGGAGGAAGTAGCCCACGGCTTTGCATTCTGAATGCTCAGCGCACCGATCATGCCCAAGACACATCGCACCGCGCACGACACCTCCGCGATCTTCGATAGATAGCGGCGCCAGCATGTCGAGGATAAGCGCCGCCGCGTGATGCACATCATCGTAATCGGCCAGACTCCCCCGGCAGTGCGCGAGGCTCGAATCCTCGACATTGTAGTCATCGGTGACGATATGCAGGGGACCGCCGGCCCCTTGATTAAGGTCCTCGTAGAAATACCCGATCACGTTCCACAACAGCCTGATATAGCGCGGTGTAGCTAGCTCATGTGATGCGTATTCAGCAGCCCATTCGGAGTCGGAGTGCTCCATAGACAAGAACGTATCCATCTCATGCCGGAGCATCACTTAGAGCGCGTTATCCATAGCGCCACTGCTGCGCATGGCGAGACTGAGACGGGCAAGAGCCCGCTCGCGCGTATCTTCGATTCGGGGGAACTCTGCGCTCATGCCGCTTTCCCCATGATACGCCGCACCGTGGACTTCGAGACTCCTACCTGGGCCGCGATCGTCCGCTCGGAGCATTCCAGGTGCGCGAGCCTGCGTATTCGCTCGCGCTGCTCGCTCGTCGTCGGCTGAACGGCCGCGACCGGACGTGCCGAGGCGGGATCTTCCCCCGTCTTGATGCTCTTCCCATCCTTCAACCGGGCCTTGCGTACGAATGTCGGGGTGCAGCGCATCCGAGTGGCGACCTCCTCGACCGACCAGCCAGCGCCGTCCTTCACGATGCGCTCTTCAAGCTCAGCCTCCGTCTCGCCCCTGACCTTCACCTCAGCTCGATGTGTCAGGGCGTGAAGCTCGGCTCTCGCGCCCCTTAAGACGGCACGACGCCCGTCATCGTCCGTGGCGCCCTCCCACTGTTCGCGCCACTTCAGATGCGGTGGCCAACGCTCCCCAGGTGGACAACCATCGCCCTCACCATCGCTGGCTGCGCCAGTCGGTGCCAGGTTCGCCGTGGTGCCATGGCTCAACAGCTCCAGTTCCGCCAGGATCTGGCGAAGCTCAAGGGGAAGGGCCTCTTGCTGGATCAC